TATGTTTTTTATCTAAATTTGTTTCTGCATCAAATTCAACATATAATTTATTAATCTTGTCAAACTTTGATTTATAATATTCTTCCTCTATTGTATTAAGTTTAAATTTATTTAAAGATATAGAATAATAATTATTTTCCACTTTACCCATATAATTAATATTTAACAATCCCTCATTATCTTCATCATTTACTTTAATATGACCGTTCTTAATATCTAATAATTTTTCAATAACAGAGTAATTTTCAAGAAAATATTGTTTAATATTATTTTTATGATAAGTATTAAGTTCATTTAAATATCTATTTGAATATACTACATTATCCTCCTCATCAGTTTTTGTATTATCTAATATTGTGACAGATAATTGCAAATAAATTGTTATATCACCAGATAAAGTTTTTGTCGTCCTTGGAAGTTTTAATATATCTTTGACATAATTAAATAAATGTTCCAGTTCATCCTCTGATAATTTTGGAATCAAAGTGTTTATATTACTAATACACTGCGTTTTATATACACTCATTTATATTAATTATAAAAAAAATATATTTCATATTTTTACATATAAATATTTAATTATTACAAAATAAAAAATATATTATTATATATTATAATATATAACATAATGAGTTTTACCAGAAAAAATTACGATAAATCATGTTATGACCAATACCTAAAATCAGTCCAAGGAATTGAGCAACACATTTTAGAAGTTCCCGCTAATTGCCAAACTAACGGATGTTTCAACAGTAATCCACAAGTAATTCATAGTTCATTAGGTAATTCAACCAATATTAGAAATATCAATGCGGAGTCATCCCTCAGGAATTTAGATTATAAATTAGATTGCGACAAAAGACCTGCAAACTGCACCGATGGTATTTGTAAAACACAAATATTAGGAGGTAATGAGCAAGTAAGACAATCTTGCGATTTTGAAGTTGGTAATACACGAATGGATAATCCCGCAATGAATATTAGAGGAATTGGTATAAACCGTATGGAATGGCCACTAACTATTACTCCATTACATGAACACAGAGATGGATATAATGTAAGTAGTAGATTATTAGTTAAAGATAATTATAAATTAGTTAAAGATACACCAATGGACCCATCTAAATTATTACCTAATGGAAAAGAACTACCACCATGTGATAAAACAACTCCTGTCTGCACCCCATTTCTCTAAATTTTTAAATTAATATTTTTTTTATATAAAAATAATAATAAATCCCTATAAAAGTTTTCTTTATCATTTAATATTATATTTTTAGAAGAAAATGTATTTATTAGTATATTATATATATTATCAATATCTTTTTTATATTCTATCTGAAAAGTATATAAATTCATATTTATATTTATATTTATATAAAATAATATTTAAATATAGTTAAATATATAATTAGTATATAATGAATAATAATGTAAATAATATCAGCATATCTTTTTTATCTAATAATAATAGTATATTAAATAATAATAGTATATTAAATAACAATACTGATAAATATAAAAATATATCTATTTCACTAAATAGCAGTTCATTTGAAAATAATAATAATTTTGACCTTCCTTATGATATTGACCACTCTATATTACCAAACGACTATAATAATTATGAGTTTATCATTAAATGTTATGACGATAGTTCATATGATACAAATAATAAATTATCTACATCCTCTAACAGCAAAATATCTAATTCCATTATCGATAATACAAGTGATGAAGATTATAATGAATCAGAAAATAATGAGGAAGATGAGGAAGATGAGGAAGATGAGGAAGATGAGGAAGATGAGGAAGATGAGGAAGAGGAAGAGAAAGATTATACTGACATAGATGAAGAGGATTAAATGATTATATAAAGAGATAGTTTGTAATAATAATTAAATATGTGTTTTATATATTTTGCGAAAAGTATAAATATATATTATAGAGATAAAGAAAAAATAACAAATGCGGATATTATATTTACATATATTTTTATATTATCAATGATTACAATTGTAGTATTTTATAGTATTCAATATTATAATATTGTCATACATGATATGAATAATTGTGAAAAACATAATACAGAAGATAGTTGTTTAAGAACAGAAATTATATATATAGTAGTTCCATATGTAGGGATTATATATTCATTTTTTGAAGCATTTTATAAAATAACTTACATAATGGCATTTATAGTAGGTTGTTTATGTTGTTGTAAATCAATTAATCAGAAAAATATAGATGATACAAATAATAGCGATAACATAAACATAGAATTAGTCAATATTTGATTAATAATATATAAACTGATTTAAACATCTAAAAATAAGATATTTTTTTATTTACTTAATGAGATTATATTGATAATCAATTTTTATATAATTAATATAAAAAATAAAAAATAACATAAAAATATATTATAATTGTATAATGGTATTAAGAATAGAAAATAATTTAAATGTGAATACTCATGTTGTAGGGAATTTAAATATCCAGAATAATATAAATGTAAGAAAAAATATAAATGTAGAAGGTAATTTAATATTATGTGGGGATTTATCAGTAAATAAATATATAAATTTTGACGGTAATTTATCAAAAGATGACGGTTATGGATTCAGGAATAATTCAGGAACATTACAATCAAAAAATAACGGAGGGACATGGGCAAATATAGCAGTTGAACTGTGGACATTGAGAACAGAGGGAGCAACAACTGAAACATATTTTAATCAAGGGAACGTTGGTATTGGAACTAATAATCCAAACGATACATTAGATATATATGGGAATTTATCAGTGTCTGAAAATTCTAATATATTTGGTAATATGAATGTGACTCATAATTTAAATGTGGCAGGAGATGGTATAATATCTAAAAATTTTAATGTATATAAAAATTTAAATATATCAGGAAATACAAATATAACAAGCAATTTATCTGTATCAAATTATGGGAATTTTGCGGGTAATATATCTATTGCTACAATAGGAAATCTGAAAAATCAAAGTCTCATAATAAATCATCCGATGGGTTCAAATAATAATAAATCATTTATAGATTTTCAATATAATGGAACACAAATAGGAAGTATAGAACAATCAACAACAAGTTCAGTAGTATATAATACAACATCAGATTATAGATTAAAAAGAAATATAAAAAATGTCAAGACAATGTTGGATAAAATAGATAATATAAGAGTGGTAGAATTTAATTATGTAAAAGATAAAATAGAAAATAAAAATATTGGTTTTATTGCACATGAGTTACAGGATATATTTCCAGAAAATTTATTAGTAACAGGAGAAAAGGATAGTGTCGCTAAGTATTGTAATTACTGTGGAGAAAATAGAGATATTGGAGTTTCCTTTTGTTGTAGTGGTGAAGAAGAAGGGAAAGATTACACAGTTAAACCAAAATACCAATTAATAGATTACAGTAAAATGACTCCAATATGTATTAAAGGTATTCAAGAACTAAGAGAGGAAAATAATATATTAAAACAAAATATAATAGAATTAAAAAATGATAATAATATGTTAGAATTTAGAGTATCTAAATTAGAAAATCTAATAATAAATATAAATAATAAAAATAATATGTAATATATTATAATAAAAATGAATGATAAATATGGTAGTATTATATGTAATTTAAATACTTCTATTCAAAAAAATTTAAGTGTAACATTCAATTCTTGGTTTTTAGATCAAACAGACTCTTATAATATATCAAGTGGTGGTGTTGTCATAAAAGGTGGATTGGGAATATCAAAAAATGTAAATATTGGAGAATCTCTAACTGTTATGAATAATAGTAATATATCAGGAAATTTGAATGTAATAGACAATATAAATGTGTCAGATGGTGTTGTCATAAAAGGTGGATTGGATATATCAAAAAATGTAAATATTGGAGAATTTCTAACTGTTATGAATAATAGCAATATAACAGGAAATTTGAATGTAACAGACAATATAAATGTGTCTGGTGGTGTCAATATTGGTAACTTACAATTAAATAGTGGAAACATAAAAAATACAAGTGGTACTATATCTTTGGATGGTAACATAAATATATCAGGAAATTTAAGATTTGATAATATAAATAGCAACAGTCCTTTAATAGAAGTAGGAAATAATGCGACTTATGCATATGGAATAAATATAGGAGGGTTTGATGGTGCTACCAAAGCAGATCGTTCAGTAATTCAGTCATCAAATAATTTACACTTAGATGCTCCAACAGGAAATAATGTATATTTACAATTTTATAATAAAGGAAAAACAATAACACAGAATATTCAATGTAATAATATTTATGGTGGCGAGGCAACAGGAGAATTAGAAATACATACAAGTTCAGCAACGCCAACATACACAACAGGTTCAACAGATAGAAATTTTAGATACAGAATATTAGATACAGGGACAAGTGAAGGGTCAGGATTAGTTATAGATACAATATCTACACAATCAACATTAGCAGATTCTACTTCAACAGCATACAGAAACGAACAATTGACATTTAGGTATTATTCAGGAGGAAGTATGTTAAATTTAGGTTCAGTGGGTGGTGATTGGGGACCATCATATGGTAATGAGGGGAATTTAGTATTTAAAACTTGTGGTGCGAATAATGGTTCTGGAAATTCAGGGAGATTAATGGAAAGAATGAGAATAAATAGTGCTGGGACAATAACAATGAATAGGGGACAATTTTACTATTATAGTTTAGACTACAGTGATAGTAGACAATATGGACAATATGGAATACAACAAAATAATGAATATTTAAGAACATGGTGGAGAAATGCGACAAGAAATGTAGAATGTATAAGTATAGATACATTTGGTAATATGGGTTTGGGAGTAGTTTCTCCAACATATCAATTAGAATTATCAACAGACAAAGCTGGGAAATTAACAACAACCACGTGGTCAACAACATCTGATATGCGTATAAAAGAGAACATAACTTCGATAAGTAAAGAAGATATATATAATATATCGAAGCAATTTAATCCAAAAAAATATGAATATAAAGAAAATTTCAGAACAGCACATAATTTAGAGTACAAAAGTTATATTGGAATTATAGCAGATGAAGTAAAGGAGTATATGCCTTGCTGTATTGAAGAAAATACTTTAAAATATAAAATAGGAGAAAATATAACAACAGATGAGGAGGGTAATGATGTAAAAGAAGATGTGTATGAGGAAGTGGAAAATTGCAAAAGATATAATGGAAGTGAATTGCAGTTTATATTATTTGGAGCAATTCCCCATTTAATAGAAGAGAATGAAGAATTAAATACAAAATATAATGATGTATTAAATAAGGTACAGGAACTTGAAAATAGAGTTGCAGTTCTTGAAGGAAATTAATATTATTAAAAAAATAAATTAGTAATATAAATATGTATAAAAATAATAGTAAAGTTGTGATTGAATATTTAATGTGTATCAAAGAATTATTAAATGAAAATAATATTAATAAATTTAATTATCTATTAATTTTAATGGTGCAACTTTTGAGATATAAAGATATTAAAACATTTCTAATTTATTATGTAGAATTTATACAATATATAAAAAAATATAATATATCAACACATTCCAATAAACTTAAATGTAAAATAATGAATTTATTAAGTAGTAATTAGTTATTATTTTTTTTTGTATATAACAAACAATAATATGGTAAATATAAATAAAAGTAGTATGTCAGAAAAAGGGGTATAGTTTAGTATGTTAATATTAAAATTTTCATATTTGTTTAAATAAATAATTGAATTTACCACAGCAGATTCAATTGTGTTATATTTGTGATTACTATTTCCATTATGATGTCCTACAGTATATATATTTTTGGTGATTTTTGGTGGAAGTAATATGCCCATTTTTGATAATATAAAGGGTTTATCTTGTTGTATCCATTTCCCATTTATTTTTTTTACATAAGGATATAGATCGTAATTTATAGGTTTTATATGTGTTTTTAATCTTTCCATTAGTATATCTTTTGCCCTATTTATTAATTCTATTTTTGTTAATTCATTTGCTGTTTTATTAGTTATTGGATCTATAACATCCAAGTTGCTTATGGTTAATATTATTAGACTATTATTTTTTAATTTAAAATAGTGAGACATATCTATAAATATTTCTCCCCATGGATGTTCTGATATTCCTCCCCAAGTATTATATGTGCTATATATTTTTTGGTTAAATTCAAATGTAAATGATATGTAATTTTTATATAAACTATAATTACACCAATTATTATATTCGTTTTTATTATATCCCAGTAGTTCCACAGCATTTGTAATATTATTTAATGAATAAGGTGGAATTGCCAATATTAATTTTTGACATATATAGTCATTACCATTGATAAATATTTTATAATTATTATCTTCTTTTTCTATTTTATCTACAACGGAATTTAACATAATATTTACATTTTTATCCAACAATTTACTTTTTAATTTATCAAATATTAATTTATCCATTGGCATATTCGGTTGTAATATCTTGTAAATTGCCAATTTATCAATTGCATCTAAGAAAGTTCCTAACAAGGTCTTATCAACATCCCCACCATCAATTAAATTACATATATTATTTAAAACTTTTACAGAATTTGGTTTTATATTATAATCTTTTATGAAATTTTCCATTGTGTAATTTATTGGGTATTTAACTTTAAAAATATGTGATATAATATATGTGACCAACAACTTTATAATATCTAATATATTCATTCTCATCATAAATTTTATTGCTTCTATGTCATACAATTGAAATGTTGAAGATACAAATGATGCATTTTTTTTTATATTTAATTCTTTATCTAAAAAATTATAAAAGTTATTAAATGAACTTGGATATATTCTCACTGAGTGTTCCATATGTAATTCACTATTATTATGTAAAACACGATGACAACCACCCAACTCACTTGACATCTCTACCAACAATATTTTATCATTTTTTTTTGATAAATAATTACTTAACACTAATCCAGATGGACCACCACCCACTATTATATAATCATATATCTCACTCATATATTTATTACAATTTAAAAAAAAAATATATATTACTATTTTTGTTATATTTTTTATTATGTTTTTTATTATGTTTTTTGCTATATATTTCCAAGAAGGATATTTAAACTGTTTTCCATTCTTGATTTTTATTCCACCTTTCCCTGAACCTATTTACATATGATTTCATATTTGGACTGGCAAATAGTAATGGTTTCCTATTACCATCGCCATCCATTTGAGAACTTTTAATATTTTCACCAGTGACTCTTCCATCATTATTATCTTTTTTTAATGTTAATGAGATATGTTCTCCCTCAAATAAACATTTATTCCAAAATCTTTCCTCTTCTACACAATTACCCACGATTGATTTTTTATGAATAAATACATCACAATCCGTCCCCTCAATTTTGGCAAAACCATAATTTTCACGAGGATTATACCACTTTACTTGTGCATTATACTCCTGTGTATTATCTGTTACTAAAGATGACATATCATTTGTTGTATCACTCATGGTGGTCGGTATGTTTGTTATAATTATATATATTAAATATTCTTTATATAGACTGAAAAGGTATTATTATAATATTATTTTTTGTTTAAATTTAAAGTTTTTTTGATTTTACATTTTATTGTATTTGTCTGCTTATTTGCCTTTGCCCTTTGTCCTTTGCCCTTTGCCCTTTGCCTTTGTCTTTGCCTTTGCTTATGCCTTTGCCTTTGCCTTTGCTTTTGTCTTTGCCTTTGCCTTTGCCTTTGCTTTTGTCTTTGCCTTTGCCTTTGCTTTTGCCTTTGCCTTTATTTAAATCTACTTCTACTTCTACTTCTATTTGTTTAACCAACTTGTCATGTATAAAAGTAAATAATGTATTCATATCAAAATTTTTTAATTGTTCTAACTTATTTATTTCTGTTTCAATTATTTTCATTATGTTTTTATCTGTTTCTATATCATTTTTAGAATTTTTAATAATTTTTATTTTTTGTTTTTCAGATAAATCTTTTATTATTTCTTTAATAATTTCCTTATTATCTATAATAGTTTCAATAATAGAATATTCATCATTCATGAAGCCAATTTCCTTTATTAAGTCTGTTTCACTATCGATATTATTATCATTCCAATTGTTATTTTGTTGGTTTGCTGTATCTGATAATACACCTAATGCCTTACGTATTAGTGGGTTTTCTCCATTTGCTCCTGGTTCTGCTGCTGGTGATTGTTTTGCTGGTGCTTGTGTTGTTGGTACTACTAGTGCTCCTGTTGATCCTGGTGCTCCTGAGGAGAAAGTCATTGTCAGGAGTCTGCCAGCCCCCTTCACCTTATTCAACACATCGTCGTAGGACCACTGTGACACATCCTCGCCTGCAACTGTCTGCACCACCATTCCCGTCAGTTTGGAAGGAACACTCGGGTTGGTCACTTTGCTCACTTTCACCCCAGATGGTGACGTATTGTCAGCACCCAGTTGACGCAGTATCAGCCCAAGTTTCCCTGTGTTATGCCAGGTGTACTCAATTGGTGTGTTTTGTGTCTGGTTTGTTGATCCTGGTCCTGGTGCTTCTGCTGCTGTTGGTGCTCCTTTTTCTCCATTTTCTCCTAGTGCTGCCTCTGCCTCTGCTGCTGCATCTAATTCTGCTGCTGCTGTCTCTTGTTCTGCTATTTTTTGTTTTTTATTCTTCTGCATAATATCATAACACGATTTTCTTTTTTGTACTACTGCTGCTTTCCTTACTACATCCTTCTCTGCTGCTGGTGCTTCTTCTGCTGGTGCTGGTGCTGGTGCTGGGTCTGTTCCTGTTACATCTGCTGCTTTCCTTGCTGCCTTCTCCTCTGCTGCCTTTACCTGTTCTTCTGCCTTCTTCCTCGCTGCCTCTGCTGCTTTCCTTGCTGCCTCCTCCTTTGCTGCCTTCTCCTCTGCTGCCTTTACCTGTTCTTCTGCCTCACCTTTTGCCTTCTCTGCTGCCTTTACTTGTTCTTCTGCCTTCCTTGCTGCCTCCTCTGCTGCTTTCCTTGCTGCCTCCGCTGCCTTTACCTGCTCCTTTGCTGCCTCCTCTGCTGCCTTTACTTGTGCTGCTGCATCCTCTTCTAATATGCCTGATGGCACTTTACTAACTACTTCATTTAACTCTTCTAATTTTTTTTCTATACCATTTAACATACCTTCCACCATTTCTTTAGGGTCATTAGATGGTGGTGTGACACCTGATTTATCATCAACATCATCAACCTTGTCATCAACGCCACCAATATTGTGGATATGAGGTTCATCACTTTTTAGATTTAAATATTTATGTTTATATTTTAAATATTTATAAAAATTGGTTTTCATTTATATATTATATTATATTAAAAAAAATATAAAAATATTTACTTATGGGGGAATGATTTTATTTGCAAATATTTTTTAACTACACTTCTTCTTCCATTAGTGTTACATTTGATTCTTTTAAATAAGCATCTACTGGAAATTTCTTGAAACTGTTCTGATACATATCATATTCGGGTTCAACACTTTTTTTAATTGAACCGTGAAGTGCATCTAAAGGTGGGGGTTCTGTATTGTTTTCATTTAAAGATTTAACACAAGATATAGAATGACTATTTTGTAAAACTTCTAATACTTCGGTAGTTCCAATCAATGTTGGAGCATTATAATTTTTTATATAGTTAGTAATTTCTTCAAATTTTTGTTTAATATGATATTGAAATGTATGGAGATCCGGTGTGGCATCTAACCATGCAATATACTCATTAATTTTTTCTGGTAATATTTTTTTGAAATTGTCGTCTAAATTTTTATTATCATTTTCTTTATTTAATTCTTCCTTTAATTCTTCCTTTAATTCTTCAAAATATTTACTAATTACCAAAACAATAGATTCTTTTAATTTTTGTTTGTTAAGTCCCAACTTAATTGTTCCTAAACCCAAATCATCAAATCCAAAATTCTGTAAATGGTATTTATATTGGAATAAATAATTATTAAATTTAATAATATCACTTACTTCGTTGTTTGTTCCATGTTCCGCTAATTTTACATAATAATCTATTAATAAACTAATAATATTGGGATTTACCATATGATTATTTATAGTTACATATGGAAGAAAATATGTTGGTTCAGCGACTGTGCTTCCATCATATTTATATACTTGTTTAATAGTAAATAATAATGTTAATTTAATTTCTTCTTCTATGCTTTTTTCCCCATCGCTTTCTTTGATAAACAAATCTTTAAATAATTCTTGTATTTTATTTTTTGAATTGCCGCTTATATCTTCTAATAGTTCATTATTTGCTAAATAATATTCATAATTACAATTTTCATACAAGTATTGATTTTTACCATTATGTTTTATATAATCAGCGATATTATCTAAGTATGTATTAATAAATTTCCCATTAAATGCTATAAATATAATAACAACCAACATTAAAAATAAATAATACATAGGAATTACTGTGTTTTTTTTCTCTTTTTCTTTATCTTCTGTGTTTTGTACTTCAATATTGCTTATTCGTGTATTTAAATCAGTTATTTTATTTTGTATTAATGATTTTAGTTTTTCTATTTTTCCAGAAATAGTTTGTGTTGTGCTTTCTATATTTGTTTCAATATCGGTAATTCGTTGTTTTTGATCTTTAACTGGCTCTGTGTAGTTTTTAGTGATTATTTGTTTTAATTTGTTTAATAGGTTTCCTCGGGGTTTGTTAAGATCTCTATCGGAGGTGTTTTTTAGTCTTTCTAATTTATTAAATCTATCGTTATATGTTTTTATATAATCATCATTACTAAAATCGTTTTGTATCAGGTCATCATCCATAACTAATTCTTTAATATCATTGATTACACCCATAAAGTATTCTTTTTTGGGTATATCGAGGCTCCCTATTTTTATATAATTTAAGAACGTAAAATAGGAAGATAAACTCAATTTGTTATCTTTATCAACAAATACATCAAGAAATTCACCCTTGGATTTATGAATATTGTCAGTGTTCCAATTTACTGCAAAAAACTGTTCTAATTGTGTTTTAGTTTTTTTCAATGAGTTTTCTTTATTTTTTTCTAATTCATTTGTTTGTGCGATTAATTGTTCTATCAAATTATTCTTATCACTAATTAATTCTTGTAATTCTTTTAAACCTTCTGGCATACCTTCTGGCATACCTTCTGGCATATCTACGGAAATTTGTCCATATGAGACGCCGTTTCCTTCCCTACTTGTATTTTCATCATTAACTTTTCCT